CGGAGTTTCAGATGCAGCGCGTCTACGGAAAGACGAAGAAGCTGATCGACCAAATGGCGGAAGAGACCGGCGTCCCGAAAGTGCAGCTCATGCACCAGATGGTTGTGTTCTGCATGGAGCGGCTGGAAGTGATCGAAGTAGACGAATGAGCCCGTCTGAAAACTGGCCCGCGCTGGCCTATGCCGAATTAGTCCGTCTGTGGTACAAGCAGAACGGCGCGGACGTTTCGGTAGTTTTGAAAGGAGATAAAAAACGTTGAGCTCCGGAAAACGAAACCAAAGCGCAAGCCGCCGTTCCGGTGTTTCGTCTATCAGACAGTCCCGAAAACAGGAGGCCGAACGGGACATAGCGGCCGAGTGATTGGGGAGTTTCTTTGCTCTGACATCATTCCCATAACGGAGGAAAACAAAGCTTACTTTGCTTTGCGCGGCTGTGTCAGCCCCAAAGAAATGATGAAGTATTCCGGCGGAAAACCGCTGTACGCATGGGTTATCGCCTATCCGGTAAGATTCAGCGAGCCGCGTCCGCTTTCCCTGTTCGGCTTAAAGCGCCCGCCCATGAGTTGGTGCTATGTAACGGAGGTGCTTAATGTCTGAACCTTCCAAAAGCCTTTCAAAGCCTTTCAAAAAATGCTGTGAGAATTGCGGAAATATCAGTTGTCAAAGCACGATTGTTGCGTTTCTGTATGATCGTTGCGTTGAAAGCGATTATGAACGGTATTGGATGCCAAGGCCTGACCCGCCGAAGGAGGCGGAACGGTGAACCACGATGCCACTCATTGCCTCGATTATCGTAGTTACTGTCCTCGGAAGTGCTACCGGGCGCAGCTAACGGAAGAACTCAAGCACAGAAACGATTTGATTTGGCTCCATGTTTCTTGGACGCATTTTTTTGGAACGAAAGAGTGCGAAAGGAGGAAAAGCGATGCCTAATTTGAAGCCATGCCCGTTCTGCGGCAAAAGCGCCATTTTTGTGAAAACGAGTGTTGGGACCGAAGCAGGTTCAGCCGCGCTTGGTTTTATAATTCGTTGCAAGGCGTGTGAAGCAACGGCACCGGGAGCTTCCGGCTATTTGCAGGTTTCCGTTGGTTCTGACGGGAGTATTAGCGCTGTTCATGACGATAGGAGTAAAGCTTCCGCAAATTGGAACCGGAGGGCCAAAAATGTCTGACCCAAAGCCTTGCCCGTTCTGTGATTCATACACCATGCACCGCAATATTTCCGAGTTTACCAAAGACCACCCGGAATTCTATCAAAACCAAACAATTCTATACGAAATCAAAACCGCAATCGTGGTGCGTTCGTGGCCAAAGGGAACGCCCAAGACCAAAGCGGGCCGAAACGTTGATTTCTACTATCGCGGAATCGGTTTCCCGCTCCGCTACTGCCCCACTTGCGGAAAGGAGTTGAATTTGTGAAATACGCGGAACAGCTTGTGCACGATATTTCGTGCTGTATTATGAATCAGTGTGGAAAATGCACGTTGAATCACACAAAAAACTGTATAGACCTGTTACTTCGAGAAGCGATGCAGATGATTATCCGTGAAACCGGGCTCGAAACAGGTTCCAAACTGAATCAGCCGGCCCCGGCCAATGACACCGTGAACCACCCGGCCCACTACACCTTCGGCGGCGTGGAGTGTATCGAAGCACTCAAAGCCGCCACGGTCGGACTGGAAGGAATCGAGGCGGTCTGTACTGCGAACGCCATTAAATATTTGTGGCGATGGAAACGGAAAAACGGCGTGGAAGATCTGAAAAAAGCCGTCTGGTATATCGAACGGCTGATTTCGGAGCTGACCCCGGCGGCACCGGAGAAAACGGTTTCGGACTGTTTCGGAAACGTTGTGCCGACTGAATAAATTATCAAAAAGGAGATTTTAACATGAAATTGAAAGATGTTCCTATCACGAACGATACCGTCATGATCAGCGCTGAAGAATATCGCGGTTTGATCGAGTGCGCGGCAAAATGCGAAATCGAAATGGATAAAGCATACATCAAAATCTATAACCTGACCGCCGAGCTTTCCGAGCTCCGCGAAAAGAACCAGAAGCTGGAGGCGGTGCTCCATGGCTAAAACACATTGGAAAAAGCTGACGAATCCGAATTACCTCGGTGCGTATAGCATCGCGGACGGTCAAGACCTGATTTTGACCATCGCTTACGTCCGGCAGGAGGACGTTATCGGCTCCGACGGCAAAAAGGAAGAGTGCGCGGTTTGCCACTTCAAAGAGCGCGACTATAAGCCGATGATTCTGAACGTCACGAACATGAAGGCCATCACCAAAGTGGCCGGCTCGCCCTATATTGACGACTGGGCCGGAACGCGGATTCAGATCGGCGTGGAGCAGGTTCGAGCATTCGGAACCATTACCGACGCGCTCCGAGTCCGGCCGGAAAAGCCCGACGAAAAACCCGCCGTTGAAATCCCGTGCGCGGAATGCGGCGAATTGATCCAGCCCGCGTATAAAATGAACGTCGAGCAGTTGGCCGACTATACCGAAAAATCGTATGGTCGGAAGCTGTGCGCGTCCTGCGCGAAGAAAGCGAAAGAGGCTAAAAATGCTGAAATTGACATCTGACAATTACTATTCGACCGAGGCCAATATGGTCTATTGGTCGGCGAGTACCGTCAAATCGTTTCTGGCCTGTCCCGCCGCCGGCTATGCCGAAATGACCGGGAACTGGAAACGGCCCGATTCTGATTCGCTTTTAATCGGATCCTACGTCGATTCAGCTATTGAGGGGACATTAGGGCTGTTCATTCAGTCCCACCCCGAACTGTTCAAGCGGGACGGAACCTTAAAGGCCCAGTATTCAAAGGCCGATGAAATGGTTCGCCGCGCTCTGAACGACCCGGTATTCTGTGACTACCTCCGAGGCGAGAAACAGCGCATTTTCACCGGGCTATTGTTTGGCCACCCGTTCAAGGCCAAATTCGACGTTTATTTGCCCGGTGAACGAATCGTGGACGTTAAGACGGTTAAAGACTTATCCCCGGTGTACAAGCCCGGAGAGGGCCGTTTAGACTTTGCTACGGCGTGGAACTGGCCGCTCCAAATGGCGATATACCAGGCGCTTGAAGGAAACCGGCTCCCGTGCTATTTGGCCGTCATTACCAAAGAAAACCCGCCCGATATTGAAATAATCCAGATCGAGCAGGAGCGCATGGACGCGGAACTGGATTTCCTCGAAAAGCGTATGACCGAATTCGATGCTATCAAAGCCGGCGTGATTGAGCCGGAACGGTGCGGGAAATGTGCGTATTGCCGCGCCACAAAAAAACTGAGCGGCCCGAAACCGCTCCAGATCTTTGACGGAGGTTTAGAATGAACAAATGGACAGGAATGGGCCGTCTGACCCGTGACCCGGAGCTGAAGGCATCCGGATCCGGCTCGGAGTATTGCCATTTTACGATTGCGGTTGACCGCGAATACACCAAAAAGAGCGAGGAGCGGAAGGCCGATTTCGTTGATTGCAGTACATTCGGGAAACAGGCCGCTTTCGTTGAAAAGTATTTCAAAAAGGGTGACGGAATCGCCGTCGTCGGCCGTCTGGAGTCGAACAAATGGACAGACAAGGAAGGAAAGAACCGCGTGAGCTGGGGAATTACGGTTGACCGCGTATATTTCCCGCCGGCCCGAAAAGGGCAGTCCGAACCGGCCCCGGATGGATCCGGATTCGCCGAAGTCGAAGAAGGCGACGAGGACGATATTCCGTTCTAAGGTGGCGCTATGGATATTCAGATTGACAGCCGGGAAAAAGCCCGGGCGATTAAGAAAATCCTATCCACCTTTGACCGGCGCGGCGTAAACTATTTCGTTTCAAAACTGCCCGTCGGTGACTATATCAGCTTAGACAATGCGCGGTTGTCCATTGACCGGAAACAGAATCTTTTGGAACTGTGCTCGAACGTCTGCCAACAACGCGCCCGGTTCACCGCCGAGCTGGAGCGGGCCAACAAAAGCGGAATCAAGCTTGTTATTCTGTGCGAGCATGGGGCCGGAATCAAGACGCTGGATGATGTTTTGGCATGGAAGAATCCGCGCCTGAAGGAATCGCCGCTTGCCGTATCGGGCGAACGGCTCTATCGGATCTTGACCGCGCTGGGCCGAACCTACAACGTCGATTTCGAGTTTTGTACCAAAGCCGAAACCGGAAACAGAATAATTGAACTGCTCGGGGGGGCTAGTCCATAATGGCCGAATCGTTCATTTTCTATCGGAGCTTTTTGGACACCCTGAAGAAGGTGCCGGAACCGGACAGGCTTTCCGCGTGTATCGCTTTGATGGAATGTGCGTTAGGTGACAAACATTTGGAATCGCTCGAATACCCGCTGAACGCTATTGTCGGCCAAATGCTGGCGAGCATCGAATCAGCCAAAAAGCGGTATGAACAATCAGTCGAAAACGGTAAAAAAGGCGGCAGACCGAAAATCTGGATTGACCGCAAAACCGCAGAACGTCTATATTCGGAGCTCGGTACTTGGGAAAAAGTGGCCTTTGAACTGGGTGTTTCGACCGATACTCTGGGCCGCGCTCGCTCCAAATGGCGCGAAATGGACACCGCAAAACCGCAAAACCCCAATGATAATGATAATGATAATGATAATGATAATGAGAATGTAAATGATTCATTATCATTTAACAAGAGTATTGCGGAGCACCCCGCCCCATCGAAACCGGCTGGCCCCGACGGGCCGGTTTCGAGGAGCGGGAACGGACTGACACAAGCCCAACGCGAATTCCTGCGCGAAACATGGGGAACTGGTCAGACCATGACACCGGAACAGATTGAACAATTCAGACAACTCGGAAACAGAGGTGACGACAATGACGGAGGTGGCGCGGCCTGAACAAAAGGTAATCGGCGCGATTTGCTTAGATCGTTCCGCGCTGACCGATGCGCTCCGTTATTGTTCCGCGTCCGACTTTGAAAACGAGCTGTTCCGAACGGCGTTCGAGGTTGCGGCCGAATTGGACGGATCCGGGCGAGAATGGGACGTTCTCGACCTGCGCGACGGAATATGCCGGAACGGGCGTTATTCGCTGGAAACAGTCGAACCGGCGCTGATGAACGCCATGACCGCGGCCGCTACTGCCACCATCGTTTCGGGAGCGGCCAAAGCGGTCAGACGTGACGCGGCGATTCGGGAATTACAGTCCCTTGCGAACGACATTCAGGAAAGCGCATTTTTCCGCGCTGAACCGCTTGAAATCGTTCAAGGCATAGAAACCAGGCTGGAGCGCTTAAAACGCGATACAGGGGCCATACAAGCGCCAGCAGAAGCCTATTACGAATTCCAGCGTTGGTTCGCGGATCAAATGAACAGCCCCGGAGCGGCGTTCGTGCGGACTGGGTATGCCGAACTTGACCGCGTTCTATGTGGCGGTGTGATTAAATCCGGCCTGTACGTTTTTGGAGCGCGTCCCGGCATGGGGAAAACCACGGCGATTATAAACATAGCCGAACGGATCTCCACGCGGGCGAACGTGCTTTTCGTATCGCTGGAAATGCCGAAAAACCAGATTATAGCGAAACGGACGGCGATAAAATGCCGAGTCCCGTATTCGTCCATTGTTTCAGGCCGCGTCATTGAAGATGAATTACAGCGGATTTTGGACAGTCAGCGCTATTTCAACGAATCCCCGTTTTATATCGAGGATAGCGGTTCAGCGACGATTCAGGACATAGAGACGGCCGCTCACTCCGTTCCAGACCTCGGCGTTTTGTTTGTGGACTATCTCGGACTGATAACCCCGGCTGATTCTGACGCGCAGAAATCCAAAAACGAGCAGACGGCCGCGATTAGTGCCGGTCTGAAGCGGATAGCGAAACGACTGAACATTCCGGTTGTGGTTGCTTGCCAGCTCAACCGAGAATCGGTCAAAAGCGCCAATAAACGGCCCAGCTTGACCGACCTACGCGATTCCGGAGCGATAGAGCAGGACGCGGACGGCGTTATACTGCTACACCGTGACGGCTATTTTTCGGACGAAAAGCCCGAATCAGAAAACATTGATTTCATAGTTGCGAAAAACAGACACGGAACAACCGGAACTGTTACGCTCCATTGGGAGGCCAGTACCGGCATGATTGCGGATATTGTAAAGGAAGGCGTGATATGAACTTAGATGAAATTATAAAAGCGGCCAGCTCGCGGCAGGTTTTACCGGATAACCTCGGTGTTATCGACTCGACGCTATATCTTAGCTTGCGGAGCCTATACGATAGTTACCGGGCCGGCAGAATCGAAAAGGATCAAGCCAAAGCCGAAAAAGACAAGATGATTCGTGCGTATTGTCTCGAAAAAGACCGACACGATTTCCTGTTAAAGCTGGTTTTGCACTATCGGGAAATTTCCAACGCGGTTTCGGTTCTTGCCTGTGATTTCCGCTTGCGGGAAAAGGCCGGTGCGGATCCGTCCGAGCTGGTGCCGATTGCCGCGAAGATTCTGAACGTATTTCAGGGCCTCGAAAGATGGAAGGAGGAATATGATGCGAAAGACGCTATTACAAACCCAGCTCCGTGATTTCTGTATTTGGGAGCTGGAACACTACCACGAAAACCGGAGACAGCTTGAAGAAGTCAAGCGCGATTCGATCCCGTCCCCTACCCCGTCATATGAGGGAACGTCTCACGGCTCCGAAGCATCCCGGACGACCGAAAACGTGGCGTTGCGTATCTGTTCCGCCCAATACATCAAACGACTGGAGGATTCCGTTCGAGGCGTTGGCCGTGTGGTTTCCGTGCTGAGTCAAGTCGACCGAAAATTGGTCAATCTTGTTTATTGGCAGAAAGCCTATACCGTGACCGGAGCCGCGCAGGTTGTCGGCCTGTCCACGTCGGCCGCTTACGATCATATCAACGCTATTTTGGCCTCCATAGCGCGGGAACTGGGCTATATTAACGTCGACCTGTGAACGGAGGAAATATGAACGAAGCATATAACACGGACTGTCTCGAAGCTATGCGGGCCATGCCGGACAACGCTTTCGATTTGGCCGTTGTGGATCCACCATACGGCGACGGTTGTTCACAAAATGGTAATGTAGAGAGAGAGAAAGAGAGACGGACGCAGTACAACCGATTCGGGGGATGGTTCGACCGCTACAAGACGAATCGACCACCTGCCCCGGAGTTGCCGCCAAACGGAGCGGGAACGCCTCACGCGGGGGGGGGGTACTGTTGACCGAACCGGTGGAACATGGGCCGCGAAATTCGGTAAAAAAATCATAGCGTGGGACGTTGCCCCAAATGAGGAATATTTCAAAGAACTATTCCGCGTCTCA